GGGCTACGGCGCGCAGATCGGTTCTTCGGGCGACGGCGCGCGGATCGGTTCTTCGGGCGACGGCGCGCGGATCGGTTCTTCGGGCGACGGCGCGCGGATCGGTTCTTCGGGCGACGGCGCGCAGATCGGTTCTTCGGGGGAAAATTGCGTCATTTGCTGCGCCGGACATAACTGCCGCGTCAAGGCGAAAAAAGGAAGCTGGATCACGCTTGCCGAGTGGAAATACGACGAAGACGCCGACAAATGGGTACCGGCTTGCGTAAAGACCGAGTTTGTCGACGGCGAGCGCATCAAAGCGGACACGCCCTATATGCTGCAGAACGGCGTATTTGTCGAGGTGCCGGAATGATCTATAAGGGCTGCGGAACGGTTTATAAGTGCCTAACGTGTGGCGAACTGTTCGGAGATTACGACGCGCACAAGGAACGATACCCAGGCGGCGAGGTCGAGAGCTTTTGTTCGTTCTGCGGTTCGGACGACTACGAGGAGGTGCCGGAAGATGAAGCCGAAAGAGCCGCCGATTGATTGGCTCAAAGCGGCGATTCTCGAACGAATGGCGGCGTTCGGGTTCACGCGCGAGGACGTTTGCTCCCTTGCAAAAATCAGCGCGACCACGTTCCGCACCATGATGAACATACCGCCGACGGAGTGGAACCACCAACAGCGCCGCGCGGTATTGAACGCCCTGCATATTCGCATTGCGGATATGCCGGAAGATGTGCAAATCAACATAGCCCAACATTTGGGATAAAAAAGGAGGTTACAAAATGTCAGTTTACGAAAAAATGCTGAACGTCATGTCAAAGGTCGGCTATCTCAACAAAGACGGCTTTGTCGAGACGTCAAAAGGCAAGGGCTACAAAGCCCTCACGGACGAAAAAGTCTTGACCGCGATTCGTCCCGTACTCGTCGAGGAACGCTTGCTTATGATTCCGGTCAAGATGGATCACCGGCGCACCGACGAAAAGGTCACGGCATACGACCGCGAAGGAAACCAAATCGAAAGGGTAAACCGGTTGACGGACGTCGATATGGTTTTCCGGTTCATCGACGTGGACAACCCTTCCGACATCGTGGAGGTCGTTTCCTCCGGTACCGGCGTCGACACACAGGACAAAGGGATTGGAAAAGCGCAAACCTACGCGAAGAAATACGCAATCCTTAACTCGTTCCTGGTGCCTTCCGGCGACGATACCGACCAAATCAGCAGCGAAAAGTACACCGAGGAGCTGATCGGCAAGAGCACGGACGGCACGACACAGAAACCGGCTTCCGCGCAGACCGCGCCTACAACCACGCAAACCGCACCGACGCAGGGTACGACGCCACAGACCGGCGACCGGACTATCAGCATTCGCACTTGTATCACGCTTGCAAAACAGTACGGCAAGGAAAAGCTGATAAACGAGAACGGCTACAACGGGCGCGCATGGGAAACGCTGACAGACGAGGAAATCGCAAAAGCGAAGATATGGCTCGTTGCCGTCGGTAAAAAGGCAGGGGCCGCATGAAGGCGCGCGCGTTTGACTTGCAGAAAACCTATCGCGGCGAATGGGTGCTTATGGTTACGCTCACCGAGGACAGCGTCCGCGAAGCCATGAACCTGGTCGACCATGCGAAAGACAAGGTTTACGAGATCCTTTGCAAGGTTTTCCGACCGAAACGGTCGCTTCCGGCAAACGCCTATTTCCACGTCCTCGTGAACAAGCTCGCCGCCGTTTTCGACGTCAGCGACGACGAAATGAAGGTACACCTCGTACTGAAATACGGAACTATCGCGGAAATCGGAAACGTGCCGGTCACGATCACGATACCGAAGGAAGCGAACGTCGAGGACTATTACCGGTACGCGCGTTGGTACGAGGGCGACGACTACACCGATACATATATCCTTTACAAACAGACTCACGTCTTGAACGGTCGGGAGTTTTCCCGATTGATCGACGGAACCGTCGAGGACTGCAAAGAACTCGGCATAGAAACGCTCACGCCCGCAGAATTGGCGCTTATGTATGCACAGGCAGACAGGGTACACCGCGATACCAAAAGCGGTTAAAAATCGGGTGTGGGAACGCGACGGCGGGCGCTGCGTGCTTTGCGGGAAAAGATACCACGCAGAACCGGACGCGCATATAGTCGCCCGTTCCCACGGCGGCATGGGCGTCGAACAGAATATCGTCACGCTTTGCGACACTTGCCACTACCGCTACGACAATACCGAAGAACGCCACGCACTACGCGGGCAGCTTGAACTCTACATAACCGACATATACCCCGATTGGAACGAGGAAAGTGTCACATATCACAAATACGACAGGAGGATCACATGAACAAAATTACCCTTATCGGAAACCTAACGGCTGATCCCGAACTGCGATCCACGCAAAGCGGAATCTCCGTATGTTCGTTCAACATTGCGGTGAACCGCCGCTTTGCGAACCAGGACGGCGACCGGCAAACCGACTTTTTCCGCATCAATACATGGAGAACGCTCGCGGAGAACTGCGCGAAATTCCTTGCGAAAGGTCGGAAGATCGCCGTCGTCGGCGAACTCCAGGCGCGCATTTATCACGCGCAAGACGGGTCGGCGCGGCTTTCGCTTGACGTTGCCGCCGACGAGATCGAGTTTTTGACGCCGAAAGAGCAGCCGAAGGCACCGGACAGCGCATCGGTGCAAAACGGCAAGCTCGTACCGGACACAAGCGACACGGACGGTTGGAAAGACATCAACACGGACGAACTGCCCTTTTGAGGTATCACAATGCCGAACAGACTGATTTATGAAAGCATAGGCACGTCGGAAAGCGTCGCGAAAATGTCGGATTTTCAGTTTCGGCTTTGGGTTGGGCTTATTGTAACGGCTGACGACTTCGGGAACGGGGACGCGCGTCCGGCGATCATAAAAGGGCGCGTCTTCCCGCTTCGGGATCGTGTAACGGTAAAGGACATTGAGACGGCACTCCACGGTTTGGCGGCGCTTGGCTGCGTTTCCCTCTACACGGTAGGCGGGAAGCCCTACTATTCGTTCCCGACTTGGGCTGACTATCAAAGAGTCCGAAACAAATTACACAAGGTTCCGGCACCGGACGAATCGGGTGCAATTTTGGCAGATTGCGGCGAGTTGCAGCAAGTCGCGGCAGATTGCTGCGAGTTGCCGCTTGAATACAATCCAAAACAATCCAAAACCGAATCCGAATCCAAAACCGAATCCGAATCCGAAAAGGGAGATCCCGCACCGGCGCGCGGCTTTGACGATTTCTACGCGGCATATCCTCGGAAGATTGACCGGAAAGAAGCGCAGCGGGCTTGGGATAAGATCAAACCGGACGCCGATATGGTCGACGCGATCCTTGCGGGCCTTGAAGAATGGAAGGCGTCGGAGGAGTGGAGCGACAAGAAATACATTCCACACCCGACGACATGGCTCAACCGGCGGCGTTGGGAATCGCACCCGATGAAGAAAGCCGGACGGCTCGGAAACCTTGAACGTCTGCACGAGGAGGAGGTGCGGCGCAATGAACCGACAGGAGGTTATTGAACTGTTCGGCGCGGTTGCCATGCTTTACCCGCGCGACCAGGCGTTCGTAAACGCCGACGGGCGTATGATCGACGTATGGTTATCTATGCTTTCCGACCTTCCGAAAAAGGCGGTTTCCGCTTCCCTGTCGCTTCACGCATCGAAAAGCGCATACCCGCCGAGCATTGCGGAACTACGGCGTGGCGTCGTCGAGCTGACGCAGCCGCAGAACACCGAGGAAAGCGCCGTCATGGCGTGGAACCGCGTATCGTACGCGATCCGCAACAGCGGGTACCGCGCGAGCGAGGAGTTTGCGAAGCTGCCTCCGATATGTCAACGCCTTGTCGGAAGCCCCGCGCAGCTCAAAGAATGGGGGCTTGCCGAGGACGTGACGGTGCTGTCGGTCGCACGGTCGCAATTCTTGAAGGCGTACGAAACCGAGCTGCAGCGCGAACGCGAAAGGGCGCAGTTGCCGGACACGATCCGAAAACTGATTGCGAACGCAAGCGCCGGAATGCTCACGGAGGGCGGTGCGGCAAATGAATAGGCGGGACATAACGAACCAGTACGGCGCGAAAGTGCCGACGGAGACGACCGCGATCCGGCATATCGAAACCGAGGAAAGCGCGCTCGTGATGGCTCGAAGGATTTACGGGATATTCGTCCGAACGTGCTGCCTCGCCGGTTTTCATTTGAACGCGGTCGAGATCGAAAAACACGGCTACAAATTCACCGAGGAGGACTTTGCGAAATGAACAAACAGACACAAGCGGAACGGGTGCTCGACTATATGCAGCGCTTCGGCAGCATCACACCGTTGGAGGCAATGCGCGACCTCGGCATTATGCGGCTTGCTTCGCGGATCACCGATTTACGGCGCGCCGGTCATGCCATCGTTCGGGAAATGGTCGAGGTTATCAACCGGTACGGTCAAAAGACGCGCGTCGCGCGGTATTCGCTTTCGGCAGAGGTGGCGGCATGAACAGCCGGAACAAAGGCAAGCGCGGGGAACTCGAACTTGCGCGGATTCTGCGGGAGCATGGCTACAACGGTGAGCGCGGGCAGCAATACCACGGCGGCGGCGATTCGCCGGACGTGCGCGGTCTTCCTGGTGTGCATATCGAATGCAAGCGCGTCGAACGGTTGGAGCTGACGAAAGCATACGAGCAGTCGTTCCGCGACGCGGCAGCCGGCGAGATCCCCGCCGTGTTCCACAAAAAGAACCGCGAGCCGTGGTTTGTGACCGTCTCGCTGGAGGACTTTTTGAAACTGTACGAAGGAGGCGCGCATGGAAGAATACATAACGATTGACGAGGCAATCGCCGCGAACGACCGCCTTTTCGGGATCATGTTTCTTGCGTTCGTTGCCTACGCGATATTGGTTTTTCTCGCGGTCACGCTTTACGAAAAGCGCAGAAACCGGATCGCGCTCGAAAACGCGGAGAACATGGAAAAAAATGTCGAGAAGCGCATTCGCAAGGAGTACGAAAAGAAGCAGAAAAGCACCTACACGTTTCGCCTGTGGGCCGAAACGAAAAGGAAACTGGACACGACCGAAAAGGAACTTGCTGAAACGGCAGCGGAGCGCGACGACTACAAAAAGCAGCTTGAGGACTTGAAACAGACCGCCGCAGCGTGTCCGGCGTATGGGACGGTCGGAAAGCGGGGGAACTTTGAGCCATGAAACGGAAAGAAACGCGGCGGCTCCTTCGGAAATGGGCGAGGGCTGACAGCGAAATCGTGACGCTGTATGACGTGATAAAGACCATTGTGGACGAAATCGACGCCGTCGGCGATCTTCACGCCCAAAACATCGACGGTATGCCGCACGCGCCAACGGTCGGAAGACCGACCGAACAAGCGGCAGTAAAGCGGATCACGCTTGCAGACCGGTACCGTGGCAGACTTGCCGAGGCGAACCGGCAGATAGAAGACCTCGAACGATTCAAGGACAAAATCGAAGGCGCCCTCTTGTGGACGTCGGCTGACGAGGAGTATGTCGTGCGCATGCGGTACAAAGGGCACATCGGCGATAAAAAGGACGAACCGAACCCGCTTTCGTTCTCAAAAATCGCCGAAAACATGAACTTGACGGAACGGCGGGTAAAGCAAATCGAGGCGTCGGCGGTTTCGATCATCGGCGACTATATAGAAAACAAATAAACAGGAGGATCACATGGAAGAAATCAAAATCATCATTGACAACCCCGAACAGGGCGTCGCAAATTATGAACCACTCAAAGCACGCGCAAGCGAACTCGCGGCGGTTTACGGAGGGCTCATTGTAGACCCGAACGCCATCAAAGACGCGAAAGCCGATTGCGCCATGCTGCGGAAGCTGGCAAAGACCGCGTCTGACTTGCGGATCAAGATTCAACGGGAACACGCGGCGAAAATCGCGACGGTCGTCGAGCAGCTTTCCGAGGTGTCCGGCATTTTCACGGACGCCGCCGCGAAGATCGACAGTCGGGTCAAGGCATACGACGAACAGCGGCGCGCCGCCCGCCGCGAGGAGATCAAGGCGATCTATGCCGAGGAAATCGGCGAGTTTGCCGAAATGATCCCGCTTGAAAAAATCGCCCGCCCGCAATGGGAAAACAAATCGACCACCGACAAAGCGATCCGCGACGACATTCAAACAATCGTTATCAACGCGCGGCAAGCTGTCGAAACAATCAAGGGTTTCGGATCGAAACACGAAAGCGCGATCCTGTCCGCGTACCTTGAACACATGAACATGATGGACGCGCTCGTGACAAAGAAGCGCCTCGAAGAAATGGACGCCGCTATGGAAAAGCGCGCCGCCGAGGAAGCCGCACGCAAAGAAGCCGCCGAAGCCGAGGAAAAGGCGAAAGCCGAAGCATGGCGGCAGAACACCGCGCCGGTGTTCGTCGGGCCGAGCGCGGAACCGATCACCGGAACGACGGAGCCGGAGCCGTGCTTTATCGGCGGTCTTTTCGAGGACGTGGAGGAAACCGGCGAGGTTTTCGACTTTACCTTCGCGGTGAAGGACGCCACGCAAACGCAGATTTCCGCGCTCGTCGCGTTCCTGGAAGACAACGGCTTCGCATATACGATGGAACTATGAACGTACGGAAAGCGTTTTGTTTCTTCGAGCAGTCGGGGACGTTCAAACGTGAGTTTGTGCGCCTGGGCGTCCCCGCCGAGGATTACGACATCCGCAACGACTTCGGAGAAACAGACCACGTCATAGACTTGTTTTCGGAGATTCGGGGGGGGTATTGCAACAATCCGTCGATTTTCGACGAGATCGGCGCAGACGACCTCGTTATCGCGTTTTTTCCGTGCGTACGGTTTGAAGATCAAATACAGCTGCATTTTGCCGGAAATCATTGCGCTATGAAGAATTGGAGCGACGAACGGAAAGCAGAAAACTCGCTGCGGCTGCATGAAGAACTTTCGACAATGTACGAACTATGGACAAAACTCTTTATCGTATGCCTCCGGCGCGGTATTCGCCTTATAGTTGAAAACCCAAACGGGAAAATGCACTATATGAAGCGGTACTTTCCGATCCGCGCGAAGATCACGGACGACGACAGGACTTTGAACGGCGACTATTACAAGAAACCGACGCAATACTGGTTTGTAAATTGCGAGCCGGAGCAGGGGTTCGTATTTGAGCCAATAGAGCCGACACAGCGGCGAAGCATCGAAGATCAAACGAACGTCGACGGTATCGACCGGCAAGTCATTCGGAGCATGATACACCCGCAATACGCAAACAGATTTATAAGGACATACATTTTAGGAGACGGCTATGCTTGACACAATCCACTACACACTCGGCGACTGCATCGACGGAATGAAACAATTTCCCGACGGGTTTTTCGACCTTGCAGTCGTCGACCCGCCATACGGGGACGCGGGGGGGGTAT